GCAGTTGTCGAATTTGTGCAAGTGTTGGTGTTGCTTCTTCAGCAGGAGGATATGCTGTTCTATTGCTGTTTGGTGCAACACTATACAGTTGTCTTGATACGCTTCTTGGCATTATCTCACCAAAATTATAGTAGTTTTACTTGTGTTCTTCTTTATCTTAAATTTATTTACTACACCTCTTACTGGTGTTATTGATGGTTTGGTTTGTTCTGTTATTCTTAATTTGTTCATGGCGCCTCCACAACAAATCTACCCTTAACCAAACAATACATCTCTTCACCATCTATTAAATAAAGATAATAAAAATAGTTGCCTGGATTTACAGAACTCATCGTGTTGGAACTGAGAGTTAATGTAATTGTATCATTAACAACAGTCATATTTCCATATGAAGTATCTGTATCAACAAACTGTAAATAACCCTCTTCTACGGATCCAGTATAATGAACTTCAAATAAATTCTTCTCTTGAACTAGAGCAGATTTTCTGACAATAAACTTCACATTATCATAAGTGGAAAGGATGTCGATAGAAGAATCGTTCTCATCGACATATTTAAATGACACTTCATACACAGAATTTTGTTCTGCTGATAAATCGAAGTTTCCTGAAAGCATTTAGTTCCTCTTTCCTATATGGTATTTTGGTATTAGTTGCCAGTTTGTTTTTTCTTTGAATGGTATGATCTTTATTTGATTTATACCAGCAATAATCTCTTCTGCTTTCTTTTCATCAACTATTTTCAACAGTCCCCACTCCTCTAGCAATTTAGCAATAGCATTTCTTCTTCCAATATCATTCTCATCTAAAGTAGAAGAAAGTCCATCAAGGAGAAATAACTCCTTAAAATGGACTATGTAATATTTCCCCTTCTTGTGAAGGATGTGACAAGATTGCCAAAGTTTATTTTCTGCCTTAGAAGATACTCCAATTCTAGTGAGTGTTTCTTTAATTTTTAAAAAATCATCATCTTTTTCGAGGGTTACTTCTAACAAATCCTCAACCGAAATCTTACTCATAATGTTTCCTCAAAATATAGGATATTTCTTCCTATATTTATAAAAAACATCACTTACGATTTCCGCCAATATCCAGTTCTTTTTTAATATTCTTGATGTCATCTTTGCTCAAAACAGACAAAACCTCTCTGGCTTTCTTGTCAGAATAACCAAAATACTGCTTAATCAGTTCTATATCCTTGCTCTCCTCTCTCTTAAACCACTTGGAGAAGCGTTTACGGGAGCGTATAGAGCGCAGATAGTAGTCATACTGAACCTTCTTGTCGAGGAAGTTCAGACGGTTCATCTCGTTGGCGTGGAGCAGGGTGTCTGGAAAATAAGACAGACAACGATTGACAACATATGGCGCATATGCTTTCTCCGCATCCGTATCCGCCATCAAGTTCTTTTTTGAATAATTAATTGAATTTAAATATTCGGATAAGTTCACTTGAAAGCACACTCCATCATTAATTGAACAATACAAGCAGTAAGATTAATTTCGTGATCTGCAACAAATGCTGCTTTATACTGATAATCGGCAATAATGAGAATTGCAGTAGGAATACTGGAAGGCTCTAAATTCTCCTGTAGACAATCATACATCTTTCGGAAGATATGCGAAGTATCGTTGTCTAGATTCATCGCCACCCATTTACGAACATCCTGAAAGTTCTTACCCTTCATGGCTTTGACAAGATCTTCAACCGCAATATCTCCCGCTTCAGAGAGAATACCAACATCAATAGAACCTGATCGCGAATACCTCTGTAGTTCGTTGATCAGTCTACGGAAGTCTGGAGAATACTTGACGATGAGTTTTGCTAGAACCTTCTCATCAAATTCAACCTTTTCTGAAGTAAGAATAAACTTTGCACGATCCATAAACTTGGCAGCAAACTTCATCTTCTCCTTGCTGTCAAACTTGAAGTCGATGCAAGTGCAACGAGAATGAAGAGGTTCGATCACTCGGTTCTTAAAGTTGCAAGTGAGAATGAACCTACAGTTCTTGGAGAACTCCTCCATAAACCCACGAAGAGCGGGTTGCATGGACTGTGGGTTGGCATAGTCAAACTCGTCTAGGATCACCGCTTTCTTGTTTCCAGAGATGGAAATACTGCTGGCAAACTGACGAATCTTTGTTCGCAGTGTGTCGATATTTCCATCCTCGGAGCAGTTGATGAGAATCCAATCTGTTTCCAGTTCGTTGCAGAGTGCCTTTGCTACTGTGGTCTTGCCGCAACCAGGTCCACCAGAAAGGAGAAGATTCTGGAGTTCTCCAGAATCAACGATCTCCTGAAAGGTGTTCTTTAGGCTATCGGGAAGAATACAATCGGCAATCCGCTGTGGGCGATACTTCTCCACCCACAGGTAATTTGCATTATCTGTAATCATTTTCACTTATTAAAGTTAGAGTCTGCTTCTAGTGCGATCCAATAGTTTAGATTCATAGACTGATGAGTAAACTTACTCACAACCTTTTCACAAATATCAACATCATAGTCGCCAGGAAGCAACTTCAGATTTTCAATCTTGAAGAACATCTCAAATGAATTATCTCCCTGATATTCACCTACACCGATAGAGTAAGTATTGCTGCTTACATCTGCCTTGTCTAGTGCGGTCATACTGACAAGAGTTCCGTCATTCGACACGGAAATATCCGACACCTGAAGAACTGATGCTGCTTTCTGTAACTCGGCAAACTTCTTCTGCGTAAGAGCAAAACTGATTGCTGTATCTGGCATATTGATCTTCTTTGTTGGGACCGTGAGCAACTTGGGTTCGCAGTAGTGATACTTTACAGAACCACCAGTTCCACAAATACGAACATACTTGTCCTCGAATTCAAATTCAGGATCGTTGAAGAGAGACACCACTCCAAGAAACTTGTTTAGATCCCAAATACCAAACTCAACATCGAATGTTTCCTCTACAGTTGCTTCTGCAAGAACATTCTTTACAGGAGAAATAGTGGAAATGGTGTTGCCAGGACTGACAAGAATATTGGAATTGATTGCTGCGAAATTCTTTAGGATGTCTAGTGTTTTCTTTGAAATCTTCATCGCTGTTGCTGTGCTCATTATATAAAATCTCCAATCACTTAGGATTGCTGTGTTCAGTAATATACACTACTCCGTGACGGTTTTCAATCTCTTTCTTCCTAGAATTGTGAGATTGTTCACTGTCAGGAACATAATCGGTAAACCCAGGCATCTTGAGAGGACAAGAAACCTTCGGGTAATCTAATTTACAATATTGTTCTTCTCCATTAACAGTAAGGTTCACAAGTTGTGTACCTTTCTTGTCACCACAACCACAAGCACCACAATAGAAGGAACCTTCATATTTACTGCTGTTTCTTCTACTTCCACATGGTGGAAGTGCTTCCGTGTTGTCTCCATGACAACTTAATATTCTAAGTTGCTTGGTTTCTTGTGATGATTTGTTGTTGGATAAACCTCTAGAAGCGACAGAACTAGCAAAACTTTTTGCTTTCTCTATGAAACTCTTTTGCTCTGGAACTGGTTCTGTTTTCTTTTCTGCAAATTTTTTATTTGCTCTGTTTATAAGTCTTTGAGTATATTCTTTTTTATACTCCTCAACGCTTTTCTGATTGTTTTGTTCTTCGTTCATCGTGTTCTTCCATATCAAAAAAGTCATCTTCAGATGCGTGATCCAAATCACAATTTCTTATGTAATTCTTAAAATTACTATCTCTCGACTTCTTCAACTTTTTTCTTGCCCTGCGAGCATCAAAATTGTCGGGATGCTCATCTTTAAAACTTCTTCCCATCACTTCATCTCCATTAGATCTGGGAATGCCTTAAAAGCAAGTTCCTTGCTGATATGAGGCAATTCCTTCTTAAGAATAAGTGCTTCTAAAATTGCAGTTTCAGTCCAATTTATAACTTCAAAAAGATTTCTCAACTTTTTATCTCTTACTTTATCATTTTTAATAAACTGCTCTGTGTTGAAGAAATAGGGAAGTATCTTATACTCTTTATGCAGACCAGTAAAGGAATAACCAATAGGAGAATCGTCTGGTTCGTAAGACGGCACTTCTTTATAATTGCTGGTTATACTATCGTCATATGCATAACGAAGTAACATCTTCAAAGGTCTGTTGGAGACAGACCTAAGATATTTTACTTTTTCTTGTTCTGTATTTAATTTTGAAGTGTGGAGAAATATTTCTCCAATATATTCTGCTTGTGTTTTCATCATACCAACTCGTCAATACTTTCCAGAATAAGTTTCATATTATTCTTCACAAGGTAATTAAATACCTTGCCTTTGTTGCCAGATACTGCGTCGGAGTATTCCGTCAAAATCTTCTCTTGATACTCCTCTGGTATATATGCAAGATCTACCAAAATTTTGTTTCTTTCTAGATTTCTTTCATGTTCTGTGGGAACACCGTAGAAGGCCCAATTGTTTACTTTCTTGGTAGAAAGTGGTTTCTGTCTCTTATCGTCGTTGATAAAAACATCATCATCCGACAGGATGTTTGGAATTCCGTCACTAGTATCACCTCTGACAATATGTTCAAACAAAAACTTTTCTGGCTTTTCACAAGTCAAAAAGTCTTTATGAATAGGACTATATTGTTTGATGTTTGAATACCGCTGCAACTGCTGGAAGTCTTTATCACTAGAGATGATAAGAACTGGCTCAGTTTGACTGTACTTTATAGCCAAAGTTGCAATAATATCATCCGCTTCGCAACGGTCGATCTGCATATTCTTGTAAGGAAAGTTTTCCTTTACTTCGTGACGAATTTTCGTAAGAACCTCAAAAACAC